CTCCACTCAAGGCCCAAGGCCTTTTCACGATCCAACACGCCCCTGATCAGATCCAACGGTTGCAAAGGCCGGGATGTAGCGACGAACTGAGGAAAGTTCTGGAGATGGCGCCACAGCGCCTTTTGGTAAAAGCGTGAGAGCCACATACGATAAGTATCACCCTTGGTGATCAATCTCGTCTTAAGCGGCTCAAGAACAGCAGACACCATCACATCACGTGGTGAAAGTCGTGCTCGCTCAACCGTCTCCGAGAAGGTGGGCGCAATTGGACCATAAACGGACACGACCTTACCTGGTCGGCTCTCGTACATCAGTATGAGACCCTCCTCAAGGTCCCTCTGGATAAGTCCACGCGCGCCACCCTCCGAACGCTTCGTCTGGAAGGAGGCCGAGGTTGTCGCCTCGAACAACCGCTCAACTGGATACTTGAAACCCTCAAACACTGATGCGTACTTTGATTTGTACTCAATGTCTGGCTCAACCCCTCGGGGGGGAGCAGACAGCGTCAGTGAGTGCTTGAGCATTGCTGCTCGCACAAAGGTCTCCGGTACAGGAGCGGCGCCTCTCTTCACACCCTGAAGGATCCCCCAGAACAAGCGAGCATTTCTGCTCGAGCTCGTACTGAAGATCTCAGGGTCCCTCTGCCTTGTGACAATACGCGACTTCAAGAACCTCTTCCACCTCCCTTTAAAGAGAGGGTTACCCGGAAAGCCGGCAGGCACTTCAGGTAAGGAGTTCCGCAAGAATTTGGCCATAGGATATGCCGTACAATATTTCGCATACGACACAAACTTTTCTTGTGGCCAATCCTTCGCACACGCGATCACAACCAACTGATCCTCCAAGGGCCAGGACAGAACCGTAGAGTCATAATCAAGGAGCACCTCTAAAAAGGCTCGCCCCAAGAACATGGCATCGTACAGACTCTCTGTCCCAACCCACCGAGTGGGCCCCCCCGGCCCACTCCCCCCAACGGTCCGCAACCCGAGAAGCCCCGCACACTCATCCAAAAGATGAGTCGCGGCCTCACTGTTGCCTAATTCCAGGACCGTTCCCTTTCCCGGGCCACCCCGGGTAAGGGCGCTCAACATCACATCGATGACTGTGAGGACGCACGACTTATGCCGTGTGTCTTCAACAGCTGTTTCAATTTTCTTCATTGGGTAAAACTG